AGATTCGTAGGTGTAGCGGATCGAATAGTTCAGGTTGTCGATGTAGTTGAACGTTGAGACCGCGCCTTGCGCCTTGCGGGCGTTGATGGCACGTCCCGATGTTTCATTCGACTGCGCACCAAGGCTGGCGTTGTAGATGCCGGTCGATGCTTTGATGTCCTCGTTGTCGAGCGCCGCAAGCTGCATCAGCGCGGCGGGAACTTCGGCCTGCTTGGACCGCTCCGGCATGCTTTCTGCGTTGTCGTTGACCGGCAGGTAGGGGTAGTCCTCGGCGTTGGCCTTGTTCCAGAAGGACTCCAGCCCCTTGATCCACTTCATCTTGAGGATATAGGGCGCTTTCGGTGCCTTGGCGACCGCTTCGGTCATCGCGGTGCGGTGCACGTTGTGAAGCCGCTGCTGGTCCTTGTTCTGGCGCACCATGCCTTGCCAGTAATCAACGCCCTCGATGTTCTGGATGTTACCCCACACTGGAACAATCGGGATGTGCTGGCAGGGGAACTCGCTTTCCTCGGTCAGGAACTCCGCACCATTGGTCATGCGCATGCAGACCTTGTGCGACTCGACCTCGCGTTCCTTGACGATGGTCAGCCCGTTCTGCTGCAACAGCGCGTCCACGTCGGTCACGGCCACGCCATCGGATGCCAGCTCGTCGGCGAAGATCTGATCACCGCTGGACAGCGCCAACAGACGACGCTTGACGGGCTTCTTGTACCAGTACTCCGCAATGCGAACCTGTCCAGCCTCGCGCCAGTCTCGGGCGGACGTGTCGTCGTCGAAGTCCTTGATGTCCTTGCCGTACTTCGCTTCGTATTCGGATTCGGGAATCAGTTCCTCGACAAACACGAAGTTGGAGTCGCGCCGGTCGATCTTGACGGCAGCGGGGTCAAATCGCACCGAAAACGGGTTGCGAATGGCCGTGATGAAGATGTCCTGATCGAAGGAACCCTCTTCCGAATAGGCCGTGGTAACGCGCCACACGCCGAAGCCGCCTTGCACGGCAGCCTCGAACGCGATGTCATACGCCTGGTCCGCGTTGCTCACGTCTTCGATGTTGCGGCACATGCCCTGCATGATCTCGGCCAGCGCCTGATCCGATTCCTCGACGCCGCGTACCTTGCCTTGCGGGCGCTGCTGGCGCATCTCGTTGATGACTTGACGGGTGTGCCCGAGCAGCTTGGGGAACTCGTAGCACGGGCGATCACCGCGTCGCGTCTTGAGCTTGCTGTCCCACTGATGGCCTGGCACGGCGACAAACTTGATGTCCTGCAAGGCGCGGTCATACGATTCAAGCGTCTGTTCCTTGGCGCGCTCATACCGCTTGCGCATCTCGACCAGCGGATCCATCTGTTTTGCCATCAGTAATCCACCGGGTAATCGACAGGTATAGCGGGCGCTACATCCAAAACTGGTTCGGCGAAGGTCAGTGCCACCGAGTCCCATTCGTCAGGACTTGGCGCGCCGCGCCTGCGCATGTCGTCTTTGCTTTCGAGTAATAGCCGCGTGTGGCTGTCGTATTTGTAGCCAGGGCCGCACGCATCGGCGTGCAATGAATCTTCGTCCGGGATGTCAACGCCGCCGACATCCTCAAGCCATTCCCGAGACTTCATCCACATCTCTGCGCGGCGGTTGAGCGGACCACCTGAAGGCTTGCCTTTCTCATCCAGCGGCGGCGGCTCGAACGGCGAGGATCCGAAGTTGACAGCAGTCACAATGTCGCCGTAACCCATCTCAACTAGACGGTCATAGACGCCAGCGCCAACGCCGCCGACGTCGATAAACATGCGCGCAGGCTTGTCTGTGTCGATCACCTGCTTGGCCCATCCAGCGCCCTGCATCGTGTCGAGCTTGTGCTTGCACGTAACCTTGCGGATCTTGCGGCCGCATCGCCACGTCATCGCGTGACGGTCCGATCCTTTCCAGGCTGGGTCATAGCCGATGACGAGCGGCCCGGATTCCTCGCGAACCGTCTTGCGCGCACGCTCAACCAGCTCAGCCGGGATATAACTGTCATGACCCGACATCTGGAACGCTTCAGCAGCAGTCGCCGGGTATTCCTGTTTGAACAGACTGGCCGACTTAAGCTCTGCAATCTTGTTGCGCCGCCACGCCATTTGCTGCTGGTCGAGGCCGTAAGCGTCGGCGTAGTCCTGCTCTTCGGGATCTAGTGCGAGCCCGGCAGGAATGTCCTTGCGGTATTCCTCTTGCCAGAACCACGGCACGAAGATGGCAATGAAGTCTCCAACGCCCTGCTCGGCGGATCGCCACTTCTGGTGAAAGAAGTTGCCAACGCCGTTCGCCGTGCTTTCAAGAACAATCTCTGTGCCGTCCTCATCAGGCACAGCCTGCAACACACCGGCTGCATGCGTTTCAGCGTGCGGCCAGAACGCGGCCTCTGAGCCATGGAATAGCTGGATGGTGCTGGATCGACCGACCCCCTTGGTTCCTGCGGTGCCGACCTTATAGCCGCTGTCCAGAAGGTCAAAGAACAGCTCCTTGGCGTTTGCCGCTCCCGTTGAAGGCCTGACGAACTCGGGGCACTTCTCGTGGAACCTGTTGACCATCTCGAACAGGTTCTGCGTGGCCTGGTCCTCATGCGTCAGGATGAACGTGCGCAAGCCGTGCCGGAACGTCGTTTGGTGGAAATAGCGGCCACCAATGTACGTAGAGCAACCTTGCTGACGGCCTTTCAGGATCAGTGCTCGGACGCGGCCTGTCGCGGCTTTTTGCGCCTCAATCCGCTCGTGGATGTAAAGCTGTGCGCGATTGAGTAGAAACGGTTCGGTGGCGCCTGACTTTGTGCGAATCTTCAGGCAGTTGCGGGCGTAGAACGCGAAGTCATCGCGAAGCCGTAATCTCTTATCCTGCAAGGCTGTCTAGCCACTGCTCGTGGGTGAGCGTTACGTTCCCGCTATGCGACAGCTCTGACCTTGCGAGCTTAGGGATGTGGTACTCGATAGCCTTGAGATAAAGCTCTGCAGCGCCTTTCGGGTCCGGCTTGGCGCCAGACTCCGGGTCGCCGTCTGCGGTGCGCTGAACCCATAGCTTGAACTCATCCGCCATCTCGTCAGCAATCAGCGCGATTGTCTCGCGGCACTTAGTTGTTGCCTTGTTGGGGACACCTTTGGGGCGACCTGGGCCCGGCGTTCCATCACCTACTCTCGGTTTCCCGCTCGTTTCTTTTACGGCATCCATCACACACTCACTGTCAGTTCCAACGCACCCTGAGTGCCCACAGGATCGCCGTAATAAGGCGCGTCTGGCACGGCTATACCGAACTGCTGGGACAACGTTCCGCCGTCGTCCAGCGTCGCTATGCAGCGCATGGCGATACAGCCTTGAAAGATCGTGGTGCACTGCACAGAGGTTGAACGCTGGTCGGTCGCAATCGCCGCATTGCTGATACTGACGACGCCGCCCACTTCCAGCTTCCACGTGGCCGAGACGATCAGCGAGCCTTTGGGAATCGCCCCGTTGAAGTCAGCGACCAACTGGCGCGACTCACCCAGAAACATCCGCGTCGCGTGCACTCGCGTCCTGTTGTAGCCCGAGACATAGCAGCGGGTTGTGCGGCCAAGCTCGGTCATCACACAATCCCGAATGAGTGAAATAGGCAATAACCGGCTGAAATCACAGCGGCCAGCAACAGGCATGTGCCGTACATGCTCTGGCGCCGCAATTTGCCGGCCTCAATACGTTGCTTCTCAATCCTTCGGGCCTGCTCGCGCTCCCACTCCATGACTGGGTCAGCAGCGGCACACACGCCCCCATTCGCGTAGAAAGCGGAAACTGCGGCAGCGACGCATACTCCCCACATCAGGTCATCCTCATCGCAGCATCCGGCGCAGCATTACGTCGTTGTCAGCATCGGGTATCAGTCGCGCCCAGCCTTTGCGGCCTGACATGCGGATCTGCGTACAACCCATGTCGAGCGCCCACTGATTCCAAGCGCGGTTTGCATCTGCCAGCCATGCGTGCGTGTTCTCGCCAGCTACCCATTTCACGTAAGCGGTGCGGCCTCGCGGGAACTGCGCCCACGAAGTCACTGAGTAGGCATCGGCACAGGCCCACAGGACCATGCTGCCGTCGCGCAGCGCGTCGTGTACGGCCTGGTGCGTGTATTCCCCGCCAAGCTCAATAGCGGGCGCAAGCGTCTTTATTGCATCGGGCCACACCAGCGGAATCAGGGCTGGCTCGATGCGTTGCATGGCTACTCTTTGTCTGCGGGCACGGTCGGCGGCACTTCAGGCTGCGATGTCTTGACCTTGCGGACGAAGTAGACATAGCCGCCGACAATGACGGCGAGAAGGATCAGGGCAAAGATCATGGGGTTGTCCTCGGCTGGAGTGCGCGAATGCGCATTAACTTGTCGTTCGTGGCGTTCAGACACGCTTTAATTTGTAGCGCGTAGTCCAGCAGCGATCCGTTCGTCCACACTTCCGGAGCCGTCACCGTGCAAACGGTCAGCAGATCGCTAGGCAATGGGACGTAGACCGGCGTGTGTACTGTCACGGTCTCAGTGCGGACTATCGGCTTGCCCGCGCATGCTGTCAGCAACACGAGCGACGCCAGTGGGAACAGGCACATCCGCCCAAGCCTTCGCATCAGGTTGCTTCGCATACAGTGCCTTCAATTTCGCGTTAGCCGATTCAG